TTAGTGTCTCCGTAGAAGAAGTATGGATCAGTGATGACCGTATTGTTATTAAGACCATAATAAGCAGTATTATTTGTCGGGTCTATGAAGAATTTGAGGGTCGGTAGTGCCATTGCTTCGAGTCTTTAATTATGCCAAAGTGTCAATTACATCGTTCGCATATCAGGGCTGACATTATCAAGTTCCCAGCGTCCTTCTGATGGAACGTTATCTTTTATGTAAATTCTATAAGCACCCGAGTAAGTTCTGCCTAGAAAAGTCTCACCAGCAAATCTCATTTTTAAATTAGATACTGTTCTGGTTTCTCCATAACCAGTTCCACTTGGAGCAGTATAACTCCAATTTATTGTTACTGATGGGCCATAGGCAGTTGGATTATATTCTGGGCTTAGTTTCCAATCTGTCGTTGCAAGTGTATAAGTAAAAGGTGCTTCGTAATATAATGTTCCAACATCGGTTAAATCTAATTTCTTTTTATAATTTCCATAGTATTGAAATATACCAAATGGTGAGACATAAGCAGAAGCACCATCGGATTGTCCACAACTTGATGTAACGAACCCGAACATTTTATTATCTATGCCATTGGCATCATTAAAGTTAATGCTTTGAAACTCATATTGTGCATCATCATAAATTCCTTTTAGTGGGCTAACTTCAATGGTGGAAGCCAGTGTCATTAAGTTTCTACCGGAACCACTTTCACTATCTGCTTTATATTTTGTTAATTCAAAAACTACTGCGTGTGCTGAGGTTATGTTATGCCAATAATTCCAATTGTCTTTAATTGATTTATATTGTTCTGCCCAATAATAATAACTGCTATCTGCGTTAATAACTTTAGTTCTAACACCGATTGGTTTCTGTTGAACACCAGTATTATAATTATCACACTGCAAAGTCCATACGCGTACACCGTCAGTGTCTACCTGACTTCCGGGTGATCCTACTGTAGTTCCGTCCCAATTATAGTTTAACTTGTAGACCAATCCTTTAAAGGACACAGCATCTCCAATCGCATAATAAGGGCTTTTACCAGCAGACCATTCTTGAATGCCTGAAACATTTACAGGCCCTATTCCACGTGTACCATCTTCGGAGTTATAAGTACCATAAGCACCATTAGGAAATGGCGGATTTATCTTTTGCTCAATAGGCATTGATTAAGCCCACCAGTAATGATTTACCCCACTGCTAAACGAAGCCCGGCTAACATGAACCGCCCCAATCAAAGGACTACGGAAACTAGCAATACTATAACTGTAACCTGTAGCTGCACTGCCCGATTTAGTCACGGACGCTAGGGCAAAGTAACCATAACTTGTAGTGTCCGCAGGGATCGTAGCGTTGTAGTAAATGGTAGGATTATTTGGGAACGGCTGATTGGCTACGCGCTCAACACGAAGAATAATGTAACCTGTGGCTGATAGAGTAATCGTAGGGCGTGGTAGTGCGTCGATGTATGTACCGCTTACTTTAGGGACGAGCTGATTAACTGTACCTGGTACGATATATACTTTGCTTTCTGGACCTAATAAAACAGTTAATGGAATATCAGGGTAAAACTGAATCTGACTATCAATAGATAATGATACAGAGTTACCGACATTATTAACGCTATAACCAGCACCAGAATCTATGTAACTTTTCATTTCGATTTATTACTTGTAGCAGATTTATAAATCAAACTATGCCAGCCACCAGGTGCTACGCGTATAGAAATTTTTACTTTGTAAAGAATACCGTACTCTTCGTAACTAGCACCAGTAATTAAACAAGGTTCATGATGCCATGTGCTATCAGCTTTAAAGATACCTGTATAGATACTCAAATCTGCACCGGCTAAATTCTGACAGGTCTTTCCAACCCCAGCTAGATACTGAGTAACGATTGCACGATCAGAGGTATAAAGCGAAGCGTTGATTTGAACGCATGGTCGCATAAAACTCTTAATGCCTGTAAGTTTAAAATAATCTGCTGATGAAGTTGCTCCGTTAGTACCCTCAACGAAATCTTGTTTAGTAGAATCCCATCCCTTATCTTGAAGCCCAGGAGTTGGTGGATTATCACTGCGTTTAAATTCTGGGTGTGTTTTAATTGGCTCTGATGCAGTACCAATATCACCTACCACATTTAACTTAGTAGAATTACCGTTTTCAATACCTACATACTCAGCAGTGACTGTGGCTAAATTATTACCGTTAATTGTGTATGAAGCACGATGGCAATATAAACGCTTTTCACGACCAGGGAATACATCACCACGCTTAGGTGTTTTAAATGGCGCTGATGAGGCAGTGCAAGTGAATGTAGCACGTCCAGTAATCAGGCCATAGCCGTCAAACTCTACTGAGTAATTTGGCTGAAGAGCAGGGTCTTTTGTATTAAGACTAGTAGCCCCGCCTGATCCGTTAAAAGTTCCTTTGGTTATTTGAGTAAATGCCATTTTTAAAAGTTATTTAGTGTTTTGTGCATACCATGCAGGACTATATAAAGCCGGTGTATCTGAAGTAAAGTTAGTGTCACCGATTGGTTTCGAAACTCCTACGTCAGTTTGAGGTGTAGTATTTGATGCAATTTTATTTAATGCTTCTATCTGTGTTTGTAGTAATTCAATCTGTCTATCCATAACATTATTAACATCACCACCACCAAATGATCCGCCAATTTCACGTAGGCTTGAGACAGTTAATTTAACAGTTTCTTTTGCTGAAGCAGTTGTAGGTTTTTTAGATTCTAATGCTTGTTTCTTTGTTTCATTTGCAAATTCAAGTTGTGCATTTATCAAAGTTTTTTCAGCATTTAATTTATCTTGTTGAGTATAACCATCTGCACCTGAATCAACTTTTTGTGATATTTTTTCAAAATCTTTTTGTGAAATATTTACATTGTTTTGTAAGTTCTTTAATAGTTCTGGACCTTGTAATTGCTCAAGTCCGCTATTAGCTAATTGAATTTTTAAATCTTCTATTTCTTGCACAGTAGAAACTCTCTTTTTTCTCTTTTCTTCTTCGGCTTTAATTGCAGCTGTCTTTTCTGCTTCAGCCTTTTTAACTGCTTCCGCTTTTTCTTTTTCAAGACGAATAGCAGTTTGTGCCATTTTGTTTTCTTCCTCTGACTGTTGTTGTAATTTCTGAAATATAAAATCAAAAAATTTCTGATCTCTTGCCAATTTGTCCTCAGACATTGAACGATAATTTTCTTTTTGTTCTTGAGTTAATTTTATAGTAGTTAAAAACTCTTCTACCAAGTTTCCACGATTGCTTGAAATCTCAGATTTAACGGCTTCTTTGTCATACATTTTTGATGCCTCTTGTTGTTTTGTAATCTTTGCATTATCTTCTGCACTTTTTGCAAATCTCTCTCCTGGTGTTAAGGCACGACCGGCTGCAGCTGAAGCATTAGCCATTTCTAAAATAGTATTTTTAGCTTCAACAAGACTTTGTTTATATTCATCTATTTTGCTTTTAACAAAATCAAAACCAACCCCAATTAATGCCATTGGGCCGGCTACACCTAAAGCCATTTTTGCAACATCGCTACCAAAGTTTTGAATCTTCTTTTGAACGGTTTCGACGGCTCTTGATGCTTGGTCTTCAGCGCTGATAGTGAATGATAAATCGTCTGCCATAGTTATTTAGTATCGGTTTGTTTAAGTTCTTCGTCCCTTAATTTTGCCAAATGGTCAATTAGGGCCTCATCGTCCGTAGTCAAAAGTTCTAACTTAGCACCTGCTTGAATGCCAAAAGCAGTAGACAACCATATACAAGTTGCTTCAGGCATATTAATTGCCTGCTCAAAACTTATACCGTTTTTGCAAAGGTTTGCGATTATACCAAGTTCCCACGGCAGGCCTGTTGATGATCCGCTAGAGTTCTTACTGTTGTCGTAGAATTTAGGCCAAGTATCCTGAGTTGAGGTATATCTAATAAAATCTTTAAATGTTTTTTCACGTCTATCTATATCTAAAACAAGTACCAAATAAATCCAATAATCTCTAAGCAGTGTTTTATCTAAACTTTCACCGGCACAAATTTTTAAAGCGATGACTAAATCTTGAATCTTAATCTCTTTGTCTGACTCAAAGAATGGGCTTTGAATTGCCTGCAACCACAGACGATACTTTAAGCAGAACGGCTTGAGAGATTTGCCGAGGATGCGTGTCCGCTTAGGGACAATACAGGATGCTAAAAAGCGTAGGTCAGCCATGAGCCAAATCCTACGCCTTATTCACCAGAAGTGAAGAGTGTTATTCTTTAGAATGCTTCGTAGTCGATAGCAGTAATCGATACGCGCATAAACCCGTTGTTCGTTCCGCGTTCTTCGATGTTCGTGATATGACCAGCAAAAGCGATAGTGTTACCAGTGAAAGATAAATTGTCACCGATTGTACCGCTATAAGCTGAAGGCACTAAGCCTTCGATTGAAAGATTCTGACGTTTATCAGACATACGAACACCGACTACTTGTCCGTTTGCATCCATAGCCTCATCGGTCTTAGCGAAGGAAGTCGAAACAGTGTATGACTGAACGGTCAAAGATGTTACAGTTCCTGCGACACCATAGATAAATGCAGTTCCTTTAGTTACGACGGTTGATGGCATGGTAGTTTAATTATGCAGTAAAAGTCAAACGGCTGACAATACCAAGGTAACGTTGTAATTTACTGAGGTCATGAAGGCCCGATCACCTTGCCCTGTGTCGATTGAGGTCATTAGGGAGTCATAGGCCGTAGCGTCACCACCATTAGTAAAGCCTGCCTTAACGCTAGTTACGTTGTCCATTACAGACATTACAATCTGACAGACGTTGCGATGATTTGCTAGGGCTGATGCACCGTCGATAGAAGTGAACACCCCAATCTTAACCTGGGCAACATAGTTACCTGATCCGCGTGGAATGTCGTTCGGGAAGTTAAGGCTCTCGCACGATACAATAATTGAAGGCAATTCAAGCGTCGATGAAGACTGTCCTTTGTAGATTGTAATGCCGGCTAACTCGGTGGCTTGCGATAAAGCATAAGCACAAGCGTCTTCGGTGATGTTAAGTGGTGATTTAGTTCCCATGGTTATGATTTTTTAGATTTAAATTTTTCGATAGCAGCGCGCTGAAAGTGTTTCATGCGTCTAGCCATTTTGCCAGTTCTAGCCTGTATTACTTTAAAGTAGGTATTAGCCATATCTGCAACTTTGAATATATTGCCAATGTCATTTCTAATAATGATAGCAGAACGACCACCAGTGCCTTGTGTAATTTCAATGCCTACTTTTCCGTGTCCGTTTGGATGACGTGAAATAAATGATGGCAAATCTTTTAAGCCAAAGTTCTTTGGCATTCCGTTAATTGTGGCTGGGCCAATCTTACGAATAGCATCAAGCCAACCTGCCTTCATGTAACCCACTCGTTGCTGACGAAGTTTAATGTATGCCTTTAATTGAGCTGCATTGGCTAGTGCTGGGATACTTTTACCACCACCATTTTTACGAATACGACCACGATACTTCTGACGTTGAGAATCATGCTCTTGTTTTATTTGTGCCTGTGTGCGATAAATAGTTAACTTAGTATTATGCGATAGTAACTGCTTAGCTTTATTATATGCTCTTCCAAAATTATTATCGTCGTATATCTTTTGAATAATACCAGGCTTCTTTGGACGTAGGCCATTCTTCCAATCTGCGAATTTACGACTACTTCCGCTAGGGCCAACCGCAGCTGATAGGGCTTTATTTTCGTAAGATACAACAGACAAAATATCTTTCTCGACTGCCATATTACCCCACTTTTCAGCAGTTTTAGTATCACCTTTACCGCCACCAGCACCATCCATAGGAGGAGTATAGACCATTGCTTCACGCGCAGTCAGGCATGATTCCTCTTTTAAAACATCCTCAACAATCTGACGCGTTTCTTTTTTGAAGTCACCAAATTTTCTTTGCAATCCTTCCAAAAGGTTGCGATTGATAATTACATTTAAACCTTTAGGGTCGAATTGCATTATCGCTGATTAACATCTTGAACAGTTAATTGAATCCAAGCCGATCCAGTTTTATAAGTCGTGCCGGTGATTCGGTAGACATTACTTTCCCAGGTACAGGTCTTGCCGATTGCGAAATCTGTATTACGTTTAGTTAAGTTTGAAGTCGTGGCAGGGATTTTAACAAGGGTACTAATCTGATCCATCAGGCCACCGCTTTCGAGCGACTGAGTTAGGGTAGCGTCAGCCACAGAGCATTGATAGGTCGTTCCGTTAATGATTACTGGCAGGCCAATTTCGTCTGCTATAGCCAAAGCATCGGCTAGAAACATGGCATTAAGGTTATTGTCCATATAAATTGCGTCCTGTGTCAATCTCTGGATGGGGTCGTAAAGGGGTCTGGGAAGCCCTCAGAGGCGTTTTGATGGCGTGGACGGGTAAAGTGTCAGGCAACAAAAAACCCCCGACTTTTCAGAGGGGGGTCTTTCTCGTTTTTCAACGACCTAAGATTAGGCGGTTAAGAGGCGAGTGAGTGAAGTAGCGCGACCTTTAGCTGCACCGAAGAGCAGGGTAGCGGTCACGTTGTAGTAACCGGACTGTTCTTGACCCATCAAGATTTGGATACCGAGACCAGTGTCAGCGTCAAAAGCGTTAGCAATTTCAAAGCCAGGAATCTCGCTCATTGGTAAACCAGAGGCTACAGCGATAGCGTCAGAACCACAAGCAAAGCCTGCGAGATTTTCGCTATTGGTAGGAAGTGAAGACCACTGATAAACTGACATACCTCCGATTGAACCGATTTGACCAGTTTGGATTACTTGAGCGCCTAAAGCGTAAGCAGCTGCAATTTGAGCGTCAGTTAAGAGGTTGTTAGCGTAAGTTGGATTAACGATTAAGGCGCGAGTGTCGCTGGCCTTAGCTGCGTCGAGTACACCTTTAGCAGTTACAACTTCAGAATAGGAAAGAGCTGCACCAGTTACTGCGTTAGACGAGTAGTTAGCGTTGGTGATCAGTGCGCTGATTTCTGCCATACAAGCTTCAGCGATAGCGTTTGAAGCAGTAGGAGTGAAAGCGTTAACGAGGTACTGAGCGCCGTAGGACTTAACGTCGAGAGGGCTGAAACGGCTCGAGACTTTGAAGTGCTTCAGGGTTACAGTTACTCCAGCGAGCGTAGCGTCGTCTTGAGTGAGGTAGCCACCAGTTGAAAATTCGGTAGCGGTTGAAGTTCCGATTAAAGGAACGAAGACAGACTTACCGGCTTGACCTTCGAGAGTGCTGAAAACACTGGAGAAAGATTTAAGCGCAGGGAGTTTGCCCTTGATGGAAGCAATCACGGATTCAGCGAGAATCGATGGAGCTGTTGCAATGCTGTTAGACATAGTAGTTTAGTGAGTGATTAGGATTAGAAAAATTAGATTGAACGAATGATTTCGTTTTTATGCTTAGCGAAGTAAGCCGATCGTTCTGCACCCATAGTCATTCCGAGGAATACTTCCAAATGATTGACGGCTTTTACGGGTTCGTCAGATTTATCGGAAGGAGAAAGTTCGACAGGATTAACACCGACTGAGGAAGCAATCTTTGCAGCTTCAACAGAAGCGGATACAGTTTGAGTTTGAAGTTCAGCAATCTTAGCTACGAGTTCAGCCTTTTCTTTGGCGAGTGCGTCACGCTCAATTACGAGGCTAGCATTTTGTTCGAGAGTAACTTTGAAGTCAGAAGCTTCTTTGGCTACGGCGTTTTCTAAGTTAGCGCGTAGTTCGTCACGTTCAGCAGAAGCAGAAGTTAAGTCTGCCATAGCCTTGATGAGTTGTTCTTCGATTGTCATATTATTGC